TTTAGAGAGTTTCCAGACATATCTATGGGCGAATGGACACTTCCTAGTGAAAAAGTTGACGGCAAGGCTGGCACAGCACAAAGAAATGGGGCTGGAAGAGGAATTGACGATTACAAAGAATTAATTCTTGAACTAGAAAATGGCGTAACTCCAGAAAGACGCTTTATTGACCCTAGGGCTGGTGGAACTCAAGCAATTGGGAGAGACGGAGGAACTACCCTTATCGAACTTCTTGACGGAGGAGACAAACCTATGTTCTTTGAGCCAGCCGCTGGATTAAGGCTTGAAGAAGGCATTGCAATCATTAACGATTGGCTTTCATATGACACATCACAGCCACGAAGTGCTATCAACCAACCTAAACTCTACATTTCTGAAGAGTGCGAGAACCTTATCTATTCACTCAGAGAGTGGACTGGGGGAGACGGAGATAAGGGAGCATCAAAAGACCCTATTGACTGTCTTAGGTACTTGGCTGTCATGTCCCCAGAATACAATGACATATCAGCATTCAATGGAGGGAACAAAGGTTTTTCATATTAATGGAAAAATATCCGATACTACTATCAAAGGCTGAAGCCTCAGAAATGACTGGATTAAACAAACAATATCTAGACAAACTGAGAAAAGAAAACGAACTAGCCGTTTACAAGACCAAGGGTGGTCACCACAAATTTTACAGAGACTCTTTAATCAAACACATAAACAACAATCTTAAAAATGGAACCAAATAATTATAAAGAAGGGATGAAGGACAAACTTGCTTACGCAAGCGATACCCCCGACATCGAAGAATTGAACTTTGAATTCAAGCGTTCAGTATACAATGGCAGTTTTTCTACTGGACTTGAAGAACTTGATGACATGCGGTTTTGCCGTTGGGATGGTCAGTCCAATGATGGCAAGAAGTATTCAGACATTAGAACTAATGGGAATCCAGCAATGCCATTTGAGGGTGCTTCAGATGTCCGTATTAGACTTATCGACAGAGTTATCAACGAGGTCGTTGCCCTTTGCGTCAACACTTGGAAGGCTAGTAAGATAAAGGTAACAGGAAATACGATTGAAGATGGTGCTTTTGCCGCCGCTTCATCTACGCTCCTGCAACATGTCATTGGAGGTCGATTAAAGATTGATTCATTGCGTGAGGCTAAACTTCTTGCTAATTACGCTAACACATACGGATGGTCTGCTGTTTTTGTAGGCTGGCAACAGGAAATTGGGAAGCGTGAGCAAACGATAACTATAGACCAAATAGCGGAAATCACAAACATGGCATTACAGGAAGACCCTAATGCTATCATTGGTCAATTGCCACAGTTTATAATGGAAGAGAACTCCAGAGACTTGGCTATCTCTCTTTTGCAGTTGGCTGTCCAGAATGTTGAAGAGGAAGAACTTGGAAGAATGGTTGATGAACTCAGAACTGCTGGAACGACCAAAATATTCATTGAGCAAATTACAAGAAACCTTCCAGTCATAACCGCATTAAAGCCTTATGACGAAATCTGTTTCCCGCCAGAAACAATTGAACTCCAAAAGGCTAGAGTTATCTTTAGAAGAGTCTACATGACAGAGGTTGAGGTTCGCTCAATGGTTAAGACCGAAAAATGGGATGAGGAATATATTGAAACTGCTTTAAATACCGCTGGCAAGACCGCTTGGTATAATGACCCTAATATTAGTTCTCCTGTAGCGTTGCTAGACAATAGACAGTACAGAAACAACAACCTAGTTGAGGTTGTATATGCTTACACTAGACAAATTGATGAAACTGGCACTCCTTGTATTTATTATACTGCATTTACTCCGCAATCTGTCTCTAGCGGGTATTTCATTCACAACAAACTTGGCTATGCACATGGTCAATATCCGTTTATTCCCTATCGCAAGGAATACATCAGAAAAGCCATAAACCAGAGCAGAGGTGTCCCAGAGATACTAATGACAGAACAGGCTGAAATGAAGGCTCAACACGATGCCTTGAGAGACAGAACCTCCGTTGAAACCTTCCCGCCTATTCTTGTTAAGCGTAGAGCCCAAGGGCTTACTAAGATTGGACCTGCCGTACAAGTCCCTATTATGTCACCAGATGACTATAGGTTCATGGAGCCACCTCATGGCACTCCAAACCTTGCATTCCAGATTATTCAGCAAGTTGAAAAAAATGCGGCTGTTTACTTTGGTATTCCAAACGAGCAAGTACCCCAGATTACTACGCAACTCATCCAGCAGTCAATTGTGGATGACTGGTTGACTGTCTGGGCAGAGGTTTATACGCATGTTTTGCAATTATGCTTACAATACATGGCTCCAGAAGAATTAGAGCGTATAACGAGCATTACGCTTCCCCAGAACATTACAGACATTGCTTCACAGTTTGACTTTGAGGTCAAGTTTGACATTCGTGACTTGGATAATGAGTATGTGATGAAGAAGATGCAAGCCATCAGCCAGTTTGTGCTACCTATGGACTCTGGAGGCTCAATTGACAGAAACAAGTTGGTTGCTAAACTTTGTGAGGCTATTTCTCCAGACATCGCCAAGGACATTATTATTGACCAAACTACGGCTTCCCAGAAGATGTACAGAGATGTCCAGACGGACATTGCGTTGATGTTGATGGGGATTGAGTCACAGTATGTCGAGAATGACCCTACAGCCCCTTCTAAGTTACAATACGCCCAAGACATCATCCAGAAGAATCCAAAGGCACAGCAAGCCTTGCAGGGTGACCAATTCTTCCAAGCCCTATTCCAGAACTACGCCAAGAATCTGCAAATGTCAATTGCTCAAGAGCAAAACAAGACAATTGGCAGAACTGGTGTTACTCCTGTATCTGACAAGTTCCAGCAGGAGCAAGCACAAGGTCAAGCCCAACAGCAGGGCGGTCAACAGCAAATGAGCCCAGAGCAACAACAGCAAATGATGATGCAAGAGGCTTACATGAGAGCAAATGGTCAAGGTAACCAACAAGTTCAATAATAATGTCTGACATGAAATATAGCAATACTGTGTTTGCCTTTACTGACCCTAAGATGAAGGATGTCTGGGGCAATATCATGCTGATTCTTGACCAAAACATAAAGGTCGAAACGGAAATAGCATTAAGTCCAGAAATTCTAGGTGAAAAACGAATCCATCAATGCGGAAGGGCAAGTTCCTTGCGTGAAATAAAGGATATGCTTATATCTGAGCGTAAAAAGGCTTTAGAGATTGCAAACATTGATTGGACTACCGATGAAACCCTTAATCAGTAGCATGCTGTGTCTGACCCAGATAACATTGACTGGGAAGACACGGATTGGGATACGAATATTCCAATAGAAAAAGTAATATGGATTTAATGCCTATATAAATTGAGGCAAAATCATATAAAATCGCAAAAGTGGCTTCCACCGCTTGACCAATTGATTATTTGGTGTTATTAATCTAAATAAGTTTCTGAGAACTCTAAACTCTGCCAAAAAACAAAGGACTTGGACCTTAACCATGACTAACAACGATAATATGGATAGCAATCCAGAGGCATCACCTCGAAATGCAAAGGACACCTCAGTCCTTAATGAAGCATCCCTAAAAGAAATCTTGATGAAGGATTTTTCGCTAATTGAGGAAAGCGAAACGGATACTGGTGAATCCGAGACAAATCAACCAGAAGCCTATGATAGTGAAGATGGGGTATTTGATGAAAATCAAAACTCTGACGAACCGAATAGCGAAACACAGGAACAAGACGCTGACGAGGAACCAGTCAATAGAGGAGTCCAAAAGAGAATCGATAAACTTACGGCAAAGCGAAAAGAAGCAGAAGGCAAAATTGCTGAACTTGAAGCCAAGGTTAAGGAAATGGAATCCAAAGCGACTGAAGTATCTACTCCAAGGAGTTACAAGGACAATGCAAACCCATATTCACATCTGAATAGTCGTGCAGAAATCGAGGCAGAGATTGCCCAAGCAAGACAAGTCAGACGCTGGTGTGAGGAAAATGCAGACGGAGTTGTAATTACGGAAGAGTCTGGAGATGAAAAGATTTATTCGGCAGAAGATGTCAGAAGAATCAAACTCAACTCTATGGATGCACTCGAAGAACATCTGCCCAAGAGAGCGAATTACATCGCTACCAAAGAGCAAGTGGACAAGGTCGCAGAAACTGAATACAAGTGGTACAGAGATAGGTCATCAAAGGAACACCAGATAGCCCAAGGGTTTATTAAGGCATTCCCAGAAATCACCAGATTCCCAGACTACAAGATTGTTGTAGGAGATTACATCAGAGGCATGCAAGCCAGAGAAGGTAGTCGTAGACAGCAAAATATTCAAAAAGCACCAATTCAGCCAACAGGAAACGCTTCATACTCTACTAGCCGAAAGGACTCAAATGCTAGAGATGCAACTTCACGCTTCCTAAAGTCTCGTTCATCAACTGACCTTGCAGAGGTCTTGAAGAGTTTTATCTAAGAGTTCAACTTCATATATTATCATCATGGCATCACTCCTTGAAAAGAATCTAATCGGTAAGCGAGAAGCACTCGCTGACCTCATCTCACTCGTTGACGCTAAGGACACCCCCCTTACATCAATGGTTCCTAAAGCCGCAAAACCTGGCAATACCTTGTTCCGCTGGCAGGTTGACTCACTTCCTAACGCTGTCGTAAACACTACTGGTGTTGTCGATGGTACGGATGTGAATGTCGCATCTGACCCTGTGAACTTTGTTAAGGATGGCGGTACGCAGTATCGTTACGAACTGTCTAACCACATCCAAGAGTTCCGTAAGTCTGTCCGTGTCTCCCCTCTCACTATCGACATCGCTGTTGTCGCTGGTGTTAAGGATGAACTGGCTAACAACATCTCTAAGGGCATGACCATGCTTAAGCGTGACATGGAAAAGACATTTGGTTCGTATAACCTTCCAAAGGCTGACAACGGCTCAGTTGGTTATGTTAGCCGTGGTCTTGACTCATGGGTTCGCTCAGTTAAGACAACTGGTGGTGCTGTCGGCAATGACAACTACCTTGATATCAATACTGCCTTCCTTACTCCTACGAGTTCGGTTGTTGGTAATGCTACCGCTACTGTCGAGTCAACGACTGCTTCTTCAACGCTAACGGAAGTTACTGTTCAAGACCTTCTGACTTCAATCTACAGCCAGACTGGTCAGTTCCGTTCTTACGATGCTATTGTCGGTCCTCAGTTGAAGAGACAGTTCACTAACCTGCTCTACACCAATCGCTCGACTGGCGGTGCTGAATCACAGGCTCAGATTCGCACGATTAATCGTGATGCGGCTGATGCCTCATACATCTCGTCCGTTGACATCTTTGAAGGTGACTTTGGTCAGATTCGTCTTCACCCATCGCTGTTCCTTAAGAACAACTTCTGCGGTTATGTGCTTCCTATGGACCTTATCGATATCCGTTATGGCGGTTCGGTTGCTGGTATCAAGGAACTTACCGACAATGGTGGCGGTCCTGCTCGTCTCATCAATGCCATTGCTTCACTTTGCGTGAAGAATCCTCTGGCATTCGGTAAGTTCGACTACGCCTCATAATCGTTATGGCTGATGACATGTTCCAGTCATTGGCTGATGCAATTCCCTCCCATCTCCGCAAAGAGGTGGAGAGGGAACTCATCAACGGATGGAAGGTCAACGAGGTCAAGGCTACTATCAAGGCAAAAGAAATTGCCAGTTTTGGCTATAGGAATGAAGTCAATACGATAGATGGTCTTGGTTCTCTTTCTGCTAGAATTCCGCTAGATGCTTACCACTATTGGGGTCAGCGTCTTGGCTACGAATGTTGGGATGACAAGCAGTTTCTCAAGGAATACAAGAGAGACAATGCAGATGTTGCGGTCAACAATTACGCAAAAAAGACAGTTGTCAGAGGTGCAATATTCACCGCTGACGGATTCAAGATATGAAAACAGTAGATTTTAACAAAGTTCTCACAGATGCCATAAACCTTTGCGGTTTAGATAGAGACGAATTTACTGTTCCAACTTTTAGACAATTACGAGACTTTGCATCAGCAAGGCTCAGATTTGCATGGGAATACGACAGATTTCCAGATTTGATTAGATACACAAATGTGGCTACATCAACCGAAAACAATACATTCTATTGTGTCAAACCAGCAGACGCTGGAGAGATAATAAATGTCTGGGACAGAAACCCCCTTTCTGGTACAAGGGCAATGGCTGTTTCATTTGCCATTCAAGTAACTGACACACAAGAGCGTCTTGTGGTTCTTAAGAACTATACGGAGGGTCTTTATATCGAATACAGAATAGAGCCTGTAGAGTTAAAGGGAAATCTTTGGTCTAATACAATTCAGTATAGTGCTGGCTCTCAAGTTTACTTTGACGCTGGGTCAGTTTCTGGGACACTACAGCAGGTAGAAGGCAAAGATTTTTCAGCGAACTTTTATGAGTGTTTGCTGTTAAACACCAATCACATTCCATCGCAAAACCCTACTGCTTGGAAGAAAATTAACATTCCATATATATTTGGACCTTATCTTTCTAGGGCTGTGCTTTCCGATTACCTCCGTTCAGAAGGTCAATTTGAGTCTGCTGTACAGGCAGAAGTTGAGGCTAAAATGTACCTAGACGCAGAAATTGACAAGGTTGTTAGACAGCAAGGTCAAACTTCAAATTTCACATTCATAAAATCATACTAAAATGAGTCATATCTCACTATCATCTCCACTCCTAAAGTCCTTTGTTCATGCGGATTTTAATTTAACCACATCGTTTAGCGTAATTCTAACAGAGAATAGCACTTCATCTAGGCGTATTATTGTGTTCATTCAGAACAAGTCCGCTACGGCTACTGTTTATGTAATTTTTGCAACTACAGGAGGTACTGGAATTGCTGTGCCTCCACTTTCTAACATTTCTTTAGATAATTACAATGGAATTGTCAGAGCGTCTACCTCTGATGCCGCTGGCTCTGTTGTTCATCTTGCTTACTCTGCTGTATAATGAGTATTTCTGCTTCTGTTGGTGTTCAGATTCCTACGAATGTCGTAGAGGTTGGTAATGAGATTACTTCTGACCAGTTGGGGGCTATTACAAGTGCCTCTTCTCCGTCAGCCGCTAATCCTTTTCTTACGCTTGCTGGTGGCACTTTGACTGGGGCTGTTAGTGTCCCGCAAATTAACAATAACCTTAATGTAGACCTTGTTATTGATTCGTACAATGACTCTGGTGCTGGCACTCACTATCTACACAAGTTCACGCCTTATGATGGTAAGTTTAACCTAGCCACTAATGGTGGCGGTTTGGTTTTTCCAGACGCAACTGTTCAGACTACGGCTGGCTATCCAAATACTAATCCAAATGGATATGTTAGTACTTCTGGAATTGGTGCAGACCAAGCATACGCAATTGCACTTAC